GTGGGCACAACCCTTCCCGATGCCGACATCATAGCGCGTTGGCGCATTGTGGCCGATGACGTTCTGAGGGTGATGATGGACCCGACGCCAGACATGGGAACGGCGGCTGGGTGGTCGTTCTCAGAGTGCGAGGATGCCAATGCCGGCGCATTCTATGTCACAAACACCATTGACGTTTACCGCGCCATGATAGAATCGGCCCGATTTCCTGGGCTTTAGGCGTGACCAAGACCATCAAGTATTCATATCATTCTGTGCCTACTATAAGGGATTTTGCCAATTCTGACGCCTTTATGCGGGCGCTGCTTGGCCCATTTGGCAGCGGCAAAAGCTCAGGATGTGTCATCGAGTTCGTACGCCGCGCTCAGGCACAGAAGCCAGGACCGGACGGTATCAAGCGCACGCGATGGGCCGCTATCCGAAACACATTCCGCCAGCTGGACGACACGACCATCCGCACCGTGTTTCAATGGCTACCGCCTGAGTATTTCGGGCGCTACTACGTCAATGACCACCGCTTCGTCATCAAAGCCTTTGAGGGCTGCGAGTTTGAAATATTGTTTCGCGCCCTGGATCGGCCTGACGATGTCAAAAACCTGCTATCCTTGGAATTGACCGGCGCTTGGGTGAATGAGGCCCGCGAGGTGCCGTGGAGCATAATAGACGCCTTGGGCGGTCGCGTTGGCCGCTTCCCAGCCATGAATGACGGCGGACCCACATGGCAGGGCATATGGCTGGACACGAACCCGCCCGACGCGGACAGCAAGTTCTATCGGTTCTTTGAGGAACGGGACTGGCTTCCTGGGTTTGAGGAAATGCGCCGCACCGGCAAGCTTCCCAAGGGGGTGGATAATCCGGACGATTACGCCAAGATCTGGCATCAGCCATCGGGACTATCGGACCAAGCCGAAAACCTGACCAATCTCAGCCCTGGCTATTACCCGCGCCTGGCTCTTGGCAAATCACCTGAGTGGATCAAGGTCTATATCCACGGTGACTACGGCTTTGTCATGGACGGCAAGCCGGTTTTCCCGGAGTACAATGACAAGGTGCATTGTCAGACTGTTGAGCCTATTCCGGGTCCGGTGGTGTATCGCGGATGGGATTGGGGCCTAACGCCGGCCTGCACATTCCACCAAATATTGCCGGACGGACGTTGGCTGATCTTTGATGAAATCGTGGCCGATAACATGGGCATAGACCGCTTTTCGGATCAGGTTCTATTCCATTGCAGCCGCTCATTCCCAGCCAAGACTCAGTTCACGGACATTGGCGATCCTGCCGGACAACAGCGGGCACAGACGGATGAAAAGACCATATTCAGCATTCTCCAAGCCAAGGGCATCGACATTGAGCCCGGTGAGCAGACCTTGGCGCTTCGGCTCGAAGCCGTACGCAAGCCCATGAACACGATGGTGGCGGGCGAACCCCAGTTCGTGCTGCATCCCAGGTGCAAGATTGCGCGCAAGGGCTTCCTGGGCGGCTATCACTACCGCAGGCTCCAGACCAGTGCCGAGCGATTTACCGCCGAGCCGGACAAGTCCCACCCGATCAGCGATGTGGCCGACAGCATCCAGTATGTGGCTACCCGTTTGTTCGGAGATGTGCTAACCAATCCAAGGTCTGGGGACTATGACCCGACATGGCCGCAAGGGGGCTATCAGGATGATCGCGGGCGCAATTCGACCACAGGGTATTAGCCTATGAGCGCGCTTGGCGTTATCCCAGACGAACCGGAAGACGATGCGGAATATCCCCAGGATGCATTCAGTCCGGAGCCCAAGACTCCGCGTGAGATCCACGCCAACCTGCTCAAGAACATTGACGCAGTAAACATTGCTGAGGATATCGATGATCAGGCGCTCCAAACGCTGGGGGCCACGGTCTGCGCCGAGTTCCAGATTGACCTGACAAGCCGGGCGGAATGGCGGGATGAAATAGACCGCGCCTTGGACATGGCGACCCAGAAGGCCCAGGAAAAACAATTTCCATGGCAGCGCGCCAGCAATGTCATTTTCCCGCTGATTACGTCCGCAGCCCTGCAATTCCAGGCTCGCACCTATCCGGCCCTGATCCAGAACCGCAATGTGGTCAAAGGCGTGGTGTGGGGATCAGACAAGGGCACGCCGGCCCGGGTTGATGGAAAGCCTGACGGTCAGGTGATGACCGACCCGCAGACGCAACAGCCGGTGTGGATCGTGGCGCCTGGCGAAAAGCGGGCACGTGCGGATCGTATTGGCGATCACATGTCCTACCAGCTCTTGGAGGAAATGCCGGACTGGGAGGAACAGACCGATACGATGCTGGGGGTTTTGCCCATTGAGGGCGGATTCCTGCGCAAGACCTATTACGATCCGGTCGAAAAGTGCAATTGTTCCAAGGCTGTACGGATTACCGAGGTGGTGTGGAGTTATGCGGCGCCGAGCTTCAAAGCCGCCCCCAGGCATACCGAGATTATCCGGCTATACCCCACTGAAATTGAGGAGATGGAACGTGCTGGCCTCTTTATCCCGCGAACTTATGGGCCGGGCAGCAATATCGCAGACACTGGCTCTCCTGCTGAGTCAACGCCGAGTATGGACGGTGACCCTGATGCCCCCCATATCTTCCTTGAGCAGCACAGGCGATACGACTTGGACGGTGATGGGTATGCAGAACCGTACGTAGTCACGGTCCACAAATCCTCTGCCCAAGTGGTTCGGATTACCGCCCGATATGACGAAGATTCCATCACAATGGGAGAAGACGGCGTCGTAAAGATCGAGCCTGTCCACCATTACACGCTCTATCCGTTCCTGCCGAACCCAAAATCCTCGTCACATCCTCTGGGCTGGGGCCACGTGGCGAAGCACCTGAATGAGGCCATTTCCACCTCGATTAACCAGATGATTGACGCCGGCACACTCCAGAACGCTGGCGGCGGGTTCATTGGCACTGGTCTAAGCCTCCACGCCGGCAACATCGCATTCCAGGTGGGCCGCTATGTCCCGGTTAACAACAAGGGCCAGGATATCCGCAATTCGGTGTATCCGATCCCATGGCCCGGGCCGTCTCAAGTACTGCTGGCGCTTGTAGAATTATTGCTCGGTGCGGCTAAGGACGTAACAGCGACCCAGGACATTCTGTCCGGCGATGCGCTTAAGGCCAATGCGTCCCCGACCACAGTTCTGGCCCTGATCGAACAGGGCGCCAAGATGTATACCAGCATCCACAAGCGCGTTTACCGCGCCATGAAGGATGAGCTGGACAAGCTTTATGCCCTGAACCGCAAGCACCTCAACGAAAAGGCCAGGTATCGCAAGGCCGACGAATGGCTTGAGGTGACACAGGAGGATTACCGGCTGGGTGGGGGCGTTGAGCCTATTGCAGACCCCACCATGGTCACGGATATGCAGCGGCTGGGCCGGGCGTCCGTCCTGATGCAGATGGCGAACGACCCCATGATGAATGGAATGGAGATCCGCCGCCGATATCTGGAAATGGTGGGCGTGGAGCGGATTGAGGAGCTTATCGTCCCGCCAAACCCGCTGCCGGCGCAGCTGGCCTTGGCCCGTACCCAAGCCGAATTGGCCGATTTGCGCTCCGTGGCGCAAAAGAACGCGGCGCAGAGCCTGCTATTCCTGGCCCAGGCGCGCGCCCAGGCATCGGGACCGGAATTGGAGACGATCCAGAAGTTGCTGAACATCACAGAATTGCATCTCGAAGCACTCAATACCCAAGTCAAAGCCGCCGATGTCCAGGTGAAAGCGCACAAGGCGCATACCGACGCAAATCTAGGAACTGCGAAAGTAAATGCGGCCAACGCTGCGGCTGGCCTAAAGACATTGCCATCCCCAAGTATGGGTGTTACAAACGATGCAACACCTACAATGGGGGTAGCAGATGGGGGCCAAGCGGGTTCCATGGCATGAACGGTTCTGGACTCAATCGGGTAAGGCTGGCCCGGATGAATGTTGGCTTTGGATTGGTGTGTTAAGTACTTATGGGTATGGATTGCTCAAGCGCGACTATAAACAGGTTGGAGCACACAGAATTTCGTGGGAAATTCACAACGGACAAATCCCAGATGGAATGTACGTTTGCCATAAATGTGATGTTCGCAGATGCGTAAACCCGGCGCATCTTTTTCTGGGAACAGCGAGCGATAACAATCGAGATATGGCCGCCAAGGGTCGCTTAGTGAACCCCAAAGGGGAGCGTCACGGAATTTCTAAGCTAACTGAGTGTCAGGCGAGAGAAATTAAGGGCGCCCCATGGGGCACCAGAAGCGCACTTGCTAGAAGATTTGGCATCAGTCGTACTGCGGCGGACGCCATAGCCAAAGGAAAGTCTTGGAAATGGCTGACTTGATTACAGAATTGAAGCCAACAGAGTTTGCGCTTTGGAAAAACACCCCAATAACCAAGCTATTTTTTGAATATCTGGAGGCGGCGGCACGGGATTACCAGGATAAAGCCCTGGCTGAATGGCTATCCGATAGTCTGGACTTGCCCACAAGCAATGAGATGCGAGGCCGTATCTGGTGCCTGCGGGAGTTGCAGAGGCTTGATCTTGATGATATCAGACGCACATACGGGCTAGAGCCATATACGCCCGAAGCAAAGGCAGAAGCATGAGCCTCCAAGACGTTTCGCAAGCCGATCCATCTGGCGCGCTTGAGCCGCGCATGGTGCCCCGAATCCAGGGCGATTTCCACATAGCGCCGTATACAGGCACCAACCCATCCGGGGTTGAACCGCTGGGCAAGAATGTCCTGGTCAGGATGGATACGTTCGTTTCCACCTTTGCCGGCGGTAAGCTCCAGTTCGTATCCGAGCAGGTCGAACGCATGAACCTGGGCGCCGAATCCGGGACCATCTATGCGATTGGCGACCAAGCCTTTATCCACAATTACGATCACACCCTGAACACGGGCAAAAAGCCCCAGTGCGGCGACCGCGTGTATTGCGAGAAATACGCAGGGCGCGAGATCATGGGTGATGACGGTGTGAAATACCGCCTGATGGACGACCGCTGTATTGCGGGTCTGTATCGGGGCGAGAATGCTTTGATCCACCAAGAGGGGCCGGAAGCTGCATGAGCGAGCTGGGGGCAATTGACGAACCGCAGGAACGCGACTGGGAAGCCGAAGCCCGCGCCCTGCACTGGTATCCCAAGGACGAATATCGCGGAAACCCTGACGATTGGGTGGACGCTAAGGCCTTTGTGCTCCGTGGTGAGCAGCAATTGCCGATTCTCCAGGCCAACAACAAGCGCCTCATGCGTGATTTGGCTGACCGTGACCGCCGCCTGACCGATTTGGCCGGCAAGTTCGATACGCTCCAAGGCTCTGTGGATGCGCTGCGCAAGATGGCGGAAACCTCCAATGAGGCTGGGTATCAGCGGGCCGTGAATGAGCTTAAGGCCAAGCAGCGCCAGGCTGTGGAAGCTGGCGACACGGCCACATTTGACCGGATTCAAGGTGAAATCGAGGCTGCAGGCGAGACGCACCAGAAGGTGACGGAAGCTGTCAAACCGCCGCCGAAGCAGCCGGAAGCGCCCAAAGGCCCGCAGGGTTCGCCAGAGTTCAAAGACTGGTTCGCGGAGAATGAGGGCTGGATTAAGGGCGACCCGACGCTTGCCAACGCTGCGGTTGCTGCTGAGAAAGAACTGCGCAATTCGGACGAACCCTACACCGAAGCTGAAATCTGGGACCAAGTGACTGAGATGGTCAAAGAGAAATTCCCGCGCCGGTTTGCGGCTGCGGCTGGCGGCACTGTTCCGCCCGTAACCCAGGCGCCAGAGAGAAGCGCCGCACCTCGCCGCGCGGCTGCTGTGCTTGCTCCTAGAGGCGGCGGCGCTCCGTTACGCGAGACAAAGACCGGGATTGACAGCATTGCCGATCCCGAGGAACGCAAGGCGGCTCGCGCTGCATTCCAAAGCATAAAGCGCGGTATTCCCGATTATACCGAGAAGGAGTACATGGACGCCTATGCCAATCCGGCCATCGACTCCATCGAACCTGCCCGTCAAAGAAAGGCTAAGGCCAATGGCGCTGCCCACTGAGGAAACCCCCGAAGCCCCGGTTCGACGCAAGCCCGGACCAAAGCCGAAAGTTCTGACCGATCTGCCGGCGGCGGCTGTGACCCATGATGACAGCCATGTGGACAACTCCGCGCTGTCTCTGAATGACGATGTGGCGCGGATCGCAGCGATGCGAAAGCGCCAGCCTTTTGGCTCGTATGACAGGAAGCTTGACCTACAACCCATTGAGGGGTACAAGCAGCACTGGTTTGTCGCAAAACCGGGACGCCTAGAGCGAGCCTTGGCAGCGGGATGGACCTACATTCTGGACGATGAGGGCAAGCCACGCTCCATGGTCGGGGGATCGGACGGCGTAAGACAGTACGCCATGAAGATCCCGATGCAGTTCTGGTTGGAAGACCAGGCACGCAGCGATAGCAGGGCCAAAACGGCTCTTGATGCTGTGAAGAAGCAAAAGCCAAGCGGCCAAGGCGTTCCGGGGGCGAGCGCGGTTGATGGTGATAAATTCTACACCCCTGACGGCAAAGCTTCGGCTGTAACCAGCTCCCGCTAGTCGTCCCCCTGCCATAAGCCAGATCGCGATTAAACGCGGTCCAAATCCAAAACCCTTTTTGGAGGCTATGGCCTATGACTGCAAATCTGCCCTTTGGGCTTCGTCCCATTAATGACAATGGGACCGCATGGACGGGTCAGGGGCGCATGATTGCGTTCAACACTGACGAGTCCAATAACATTTTCCTGGGTGATCCCATTGTTCCTACCGGCGCAACCGATGGAAATGGCGTCCCCTATATGACTTTGGCGACTGGTGGTGCGACCAATACTGTGGCGGGCGGCTTCATCGGCCTCTGCAACGGTCCTGCCAAGGGTGCCAATTCGTCATCCACGCTGCTTCAGAGCAGCAATGTCTACCGGACAGCCTCGGTCTTGACCTATGGCTTTGTCTGTGACGATCCAAACCAGCTTTATGCCATTCAGGAAGACAGCGTGGGCGGTGCCATCGCGGCGGCCAATGCTGGTTATACCAATGGCAACTTAATTACGGGATCTGGTTCAACCGTCACCGGATATTCCGGCTGGCAGTTGGATTCGTCCACGGTGGACGGTAATGCCAACCCGACTTATCAGCTTCGCATCCTGGGCCTGCTTCGCGGGCCTGATAACGCCATTGGCAACTATGCCAAGTGGGTTGTCCGTCTCAACTTGCCGGCCCTGTGGGCCTTGTCCGGCTACTAAGGGGGAAATAGCACATGTCAACTCTTGGCGGCGTAATCACTACTGGCGCACATCCCAAGGCTCTCTGGCCTGGCATCAAAGCATGGTTCGGGCGGCAGTATGCCGAACATGCCGAAGAATACCCGATGCTGTTCGATGTCGTGACCTCGGACAAGGCATACGAAGAGGAGCCCCTGATTTCCGGGTTTGGTCTGTTGCGCGAGAAAGACCAAGGCGCTGCGACCACTTACGATACGGAAGTCCAAGGCCCGATCTCCCGCTATACCCACATCGCCTATTCGAGCGGGTATATCGTGACCTTCGAAGAGCTTCGCGACAACCTCTATGAGGTGGTTTCCAAGCGTCGTGCGGCGGCTTTGGCCTTCGCGGGGCGCCAGACTGAGGAAACCATTGGCGCCAGCGTCTACAATTTCGCCTTCACCTCCGGTTATAATGGTGGTGACGGCGTGCCGTTGTGCTCAACAGCGCATCCGACATTGACCGGCAACCAGTCCAATCAGCTGGCAGTGTCGGCGGATATCTCGGAAGTCGCGATTGAAGATCTGGTTATCCAGATCATGCAGGCGACTGACTATCGCGGCAATAAGATTGCCTTGGTCCCGCAGTGCCTCGCCATTGCGCCGGCTCAGGTCTTTGACGCCAATCGCATCCTGCACTCCATCTTGCAGAACAACACGGCCAACAACGCTATCAACGTGATCCGCGCCATGGGCCTGTTCCCCAAGGGCATCGTGACGAATCACTACTTCACCTCTCAGGTGAATTGGTTCATTCGCACCGATTGCCCCTACGGCATGCAGTGGATGTGGCGCGATAAGCCCATGTTCGACACCGACAACGAGTTCGATACCAAGAATGCCAAAGCCATGCTGTACATGCGCTTTAGCGCCTATTGGTCAGACTGGAACGGTGTTTACGGCGCCCAGGGCGTCTAGGAGTACGAGGTATGCCATCGGCCTCCGAAAAACAGCATCGTTTTATGGAGGCCGTGGCCCATTCCCCGGAGTTCGCCAAGAAAGCCGGGGTAGCGCAGTCAGTAGGCCGAGATTTCGCCCACGCCGATCAGGCTGAGGGCAAATATCAGGGAAAGGTTAAGGCACATGGCCGTGAAAAGCATGGAAGGCGGTGACGGTATGAGCCCGCGCAAGAGCATGGCAATGGGTAAGGCTTCGATGGGTTCGGACAGCTTTGGTGTCAAGCCGATGGGCAATGCTGGCCAGCATCCTGACCGCAACATGGTCCACAATCCGATGGAAGATAAGGACCGTGGGATCGGTATGCCGATTCACCATACGCATGGCTACCATCCTGCGCAGGCAGCACCGTCCCATGGGCCCATGCACGCCAAGAGGAAGTAATGGTTGCTCGCACTCCCAGCGGTGGCGTTAAGGCATCGGCTAGGCATGAAGCTAAGTCCAAAGGTCATACGCTGCCTGGGACGAGCAAGTTTCCCATTAACAACCTCAAAGACCTTTCGAATGCCAAACACGATATTGGGCGCACGAATGAGCCAAAATCGAAAGTAGTGGCATTCATCAATAGCCGGGCTAAGGCGCTTGGAGGTTCTCCGGTTGGTGGCTCAAAGCCTGGACCGAAGGCCAAACACGAATTCGCGCACGGGCGTCCGCGCGCTTAACTGTTCCTGGCGGGTAAGCGTCGGTTCGATTCCGGCGGGCACAAGACGGAGAGCGTGATATGGGTCTGACAGCATTTCCTAATGGCGTAAGTTCCTGGGGAGTCCCAGTGATGGGTGGCGTGGCTGGCGTTGCCATGACCGGAAACTATATTTTCGTTGACCCTGTGAATGGCCTCGATGGCAATCCCGGTAATGCACCTGGCGCTGGTTATGCGGTCAAGACGCTGTACCGCGCTCATGCGCTGGCCCGCGATGGGTACAATGATGTGGTGGTCCTGATTGGCAATGGTCAGGCGTCCGGTTCGGCCCAGCTGTCTCTGGCCAATGCGCAGGCCAATAACTCGGCTGCCACGGCTGGCACGCTCAACTGGACCAAGAATGCGGTCCATCTGATCGGCATTGGCTCGCCGTCCATGACGGCGCAGCGGGCGCGCATCGCCCCTCCCAGCGGCACCTATACCCAGGCAACATTCGGCTCGGGTAATTTCGTGGTGGTGACGGGTTCTGGCTGCGTTTTCCAGAATTTCAGCGTCTTCAACGGGTTTTCGACCGGCGGCGTCAACCAGATCTGCTGGACCGACAACGGCAACCGCAACTCCTATTTCA